ACTCGCGAGTAGAGGCCGGCTTATCCCCCCCTCAAGCATGTTGTCCAACAAAACCCTGGTTTTCGGCGGCGCTACGGCCCTGGCCCTCTACGCTGCCTACAACATGTTCGTCTCCGATGTCCGCCAAGCGGCTTCGGAGGCCGCGGAGCATTACGCGGAAGACCCGGAAATTGATTCGGATCTTGCGCGCGATGCTTTCGCAACAACTACGTTGGCCCCTCCCACACCTGTGGAGGGCCACACGCACGCAAAAGCTGCTGCGATTCGCACGACTGCAACAAGTTTTGCCCGCTCTTTTAGCATGACTATGGGAGCTGGGCTTTACTCAGTCCAGATGTCCAAATACGACCAACGTAAGGGCATCCGCGGAACCCGCAAATGGTTTTGGAGCAAAGACACGAATGTCCCAACACAGAACGACACGCCACTGGAAGACGATGTCGAGTACATGTGTGATGTGGACTACTACGTGGACATGCCTGAATATCTCACTGAACGCGCGAAACCCGTGCTCCTCTACACAGTCGTGCCTGAGGAAGCCGCTGGTACAGCAAGTGATGATACTAGCTTCTACTTCAACGAAAACGGTGAACTCGAGACCATAGTCTCCGGAGGAGGTCGGTTTTGCCACCACCTCTGGGACTACTCGGGGGATTCCGTCATTGTCGAAAAGAAGTTTTGGGGCTTTACCTACAAGATGATCACCTACGCCGTCGAGAGACGTCAGGTGGCTTACAGCCGTCAATTGGTCCTCTTGTCGCCTATCAAGGTGTTTAAAGGTATCTTTGCTTTCATTGCATCCAAGATTCTCGGTGGGAAGCGCCTCGAGCGCTTCAACCCCATCGTGACTGGGAAGAACGGCGAGAAATTCGTGCGCATTCGTGTGCACACGGTGGACAACACCCTCTACTCCACGGCCAGACCTAGCTCACACTTGTGTGCTACGGTCGACGCAGAGGTAGATGAGGCCATAGCCACCGTATCTCGTCTAGGTACGGCGAACCTCGTCTTACCCACGACCGCATCGTGGGTGGATGGAGATCGTAAGAAGGCTGCTGTGCTGACTGAATTTTACCGTTCCGTTTGCACGAAGAAAGCGCCCACTGTGTACCCTGTGTCTGAGGCCGTACGGGCTTACTCGTTTGAACCTCACTTGTACAACCAAGAAGACCGTCCCAAGATGGACGCTTTCATGAGCCCACTCGTCCATGAAGCGTTCGTCCCCGTTCCCAATGCCGCCGGCGAACGCCGTTGCGTGAAGGGAAGGATCAATGACCTTAAGAAGGAAGAACCTAAATTTAGCCCTTTCGTTCAACAATGTATCAATGACTTTGTTGCGGAAGTAGTGCGTGGAGTGATCCTTGAACCAGTAGACGTTCAAGATGTGGTCGAAAAACAAACCAGACCCCAGCAGAAGCTGTCCC